GGCACCGCGGCGCGCGGGTACGGGTCGCCGCATCGGCGCTGGCGCTCGGCGGTCTTAGCTCGGGATCCGATCTGTCGGGCGTGCAACCGCGCGCCGGCAACCGTGGCCGACCACGTGACGCCGCTCCGCTCGGGTGGCGGGTGGGAGCTCGCCAACGGGCAAGGGCTCTGCCGGGCGTGTCACAATGGCAAAACGGCGCGGGAGCGTGCGGGGCGGGGGCGCGGGTGAGGGCGTACGCGTCGGGGCCGGGCTGGCGGATTTACCACGGCGACGCGCTCGAGGTGCTGCCGGAGCTCGAGGGGATCGGCGCTCTGGTGACGGACCCTCCGTATAGCTCGGGCGGGCAGTTCCGGGGCGATCGGTGCGGGCAGGGCACGCGGGCGAAGTATGCGAGCTCGGACAGTATGGCGGCGAAGCTCCTTCCGGAGTTCACGGGCGACAATCGCGACCAGCGGGGGTTCTTGCTCTGGGCGTCGCTGTGGCTCGCCGCGGCGCATCGTCGGGCGGTGCCGGGCGCGGTGGCGGTCTGTTGGTCGGATTGGCGCCAGCTTCCCACGGTGGCGGACGCGGTGCAGGTGGCCGGGTGGGTCTGGCGCGGGGTAGGCACGTGGCACAAGACGGTCGCTCGGCCGCGGCTTGGCGGGCTGTGGGCGGGCTCTGAGCATTTCGTCTTCGCCACGAAGGGGCCGCTCGCCGAGCATGGCCGGGGGGTGCCGTCGGTGCTCACGGCGTCGCCGATCGCGGGGGCCAAGCGGTTGCATCTGGCGGAAAAGCCGGAGCCGGTGATGCGGTGGGCGCTCGGCGTGGTGCCGCCGGGGTCGCTGGTAGTCGACCCGTTCGCGGGGTCGGGGTCGACGCTGCGCGCGGCGGTCGACCTGGGTTTCGAGGCGGTGGGGGTCGAGCTCGACGAATCGTTCTGCGAGGTGGCGGCGCGGCGGATGGCGCAGCGGTCGCTCGCCGGCGAGCTCGCCGAGCTCGAGGCGCCGGGGGTAGGGGGGCTCGAATCCCTGCAGGGGGGGCCTCCGTGACCGGCGCCGGGACGCGTAGACACGACCGCGAAATGCGCCAAGCAAAGGGGCTGCGCGGATAATGGCCGGGCGGCGGCCCACGCCGACGGCGCTCAAGGTGCTGCGCGGCAATCCTGGGAAGCGCGCGATCGCGAAGACGGAGCCGAAGCCGCGGCTCGTCGCGCCGCCTCCGCCGAAGAGAATCCGCAAGGCTGCGGGCGAGATGTGGCGGCGCCTGGTGCCGGTGCTCGCGCGGTTGCGGGTGCTGACGGAGGGCGACGTCGCGGCGCTCGAGCTCACGTGCAACGCGTGGGCCGACTATCACGAGGCGCAGGCGGCGATCGACGCGGCGGGCGGCGCCTGGTATACGACGATCAACGAGGCCGGCGGCGAGCTGGTGCGGGCGCACCCGGCGCTGACCGAGCGGAGCGACGCGTGGAGGCGGTTCCGCGCTGGGCTGGTGGAGTTCGGGCTGACTCCGGCGGCGCGGACGAAGGTTGCCGCGGCGCCGGAGGATCCCGACGCAGCGCTCGAGGAGTTTCTCGGCCCGCGCGGGGTGGTGAAGTGACGGCGACGCGCAAGGCGCCGAAGCGGCCGGCGAAGCGCGCGGCCAAGCCGGCGGCGAAAGCCGCGCCGAAGGGGAGAGCGCCGGCGGTGCCGCGGCGGGTGGTGCCGGCGTGGGAGAGCTACGCGGAGGCGGTGGCGACGGAGCGCGAGCCGGCGTCGCGGTTCGTTCGGCTGGCGGCGGAGCGGTTCCTCGGCGAGCTCTCGCGGTGGGGCACGCGGCCGGGGCGGGCGTACCGATTCGACGAGGCCGAGGCGTCGCGGGTGGTGCGCGCGTTTCCGGCGCTCTTCCGCCACCATAAGGGCGAGTGGGCCGGGCGGGCTTTCGAGCTCGAGGCCTGGCAGCAGTTCATCGTGGCGCAGGTCTTCGGGTGGCGCGCGAAGGACGGCCGGCGCCGGTTCCGCAAGGTCTACAGCGAGGTGCCGAGAAAGAACGGCAAGTCGCAGATCGCGGCCGGGGTGGGGCTGCTCTTGCTCTGTGCCGACGGCGAGCCGGGGGCAGAGGTCTACTCCGCGGCGACGAAGCGCGACCAGGCGTTGCTCGTGCACGACGAGGCGACGCGGATGGTCAAGAGCTCGCCGGCGCTCGCGCGCCGGGTGGGGGCGTTTCGGCACAACCTCCACGTGACGGCGACGCATTCCAAGTTCGAGCCGCTGTCGGCGGATTTCAACACGCTCGACGGGTTGAACCCGCACGGGGTCATCGTCGACGAGCTCCACGCGCACCGATCGCGCGATCTGCTCGATGTGCTCGAGACGGCGATGGGCGCTCGCCGGCAACCGCTGCTCTTTCTGATCACGACGGCGGGGCACGGCCGCGCCTCGGTGTGCTGGGAGCTGCACGAGTACGGGCGGCAGGTGCTCGAGGGCACGGTCGAGGATCCGTCCTTTTTGGCCTACATCGCCGGCGCCGATCCGGGCGACGCGTGGGACGATCCCGCGGTGTGGCGCAAGGCGAACCCGAACCTTGGCGTAAGCGTGAAAGAGGACTATCTGCGCCGGGAGTGCGCGCAGGCGCGGGCGATCCCTAGCAAGCAGTCGGCGTTCCGTCGGTTGCACCTCGACGACTGGACGGAGCAGCGGACGGTGTGGCTCCCGCTCGAGGCCTGGGACGCGTGCGCCGCGCCGGTGGATCCCGACGAGCTCGCCGGCCGTCGGTGCTACGTCGGGCTCGACCTCTCAACCTCTCGCGACGTGACGGCGGCGGCGTGCTACTTCCCTCCGGAGGATCCCGACGACGAGACGGAGGGCGGGGTGGTGCTGTCGCAGTTCTGGATCCCGGCCGAAAACGTGCCGGAGCGGGTGCGATCGGATGGCGTGCCGTTCGACGCGTGGATCGATGCGGGCCTGGTGACGGCGACGCCGGGCAACATCGTTGACTATGCGTGGATTCGGGAATGGTTCCACGCGCTGCGGGAGGGGCTCGACCTCGAGGTGGTCGAGGTGGCTTTCGATCCCTGGGGCGCGGTGCAGCTCGCGACGGAGCTGCAGGAGGAGGGGTTTGTGATGGTGCCGATGCGGCAGGGCTTCCAAACGATGGCGCCCGCGTTGCGGGAGCTCGAGCGGCTCGTGCTCGGGCGGCGGCTGGCGCATGGTGGGCACCCGGTCCTTCGCTGGATGGCCGGCAACGTGTCCGTGAAAATGGATCCGGCCGGCAACGCGAAGCCCGACAAGGCCGCATCCGCGGATCGAATCGACGGGATCGTGGCGCTCGCGATGGCGGTGGGGCGGGCCTCGCTCGCGGCGGGAGCTCGGGCGGTCGACCCCGACGAGCTCCTGATGGTGCTCTGATGCGCGGCCTCGAGGCATGGCAGGGGCTCGCCGGGGTGGCGCTGGTGGCGGTTGGTGCGGGGCTGCGGTGGGGGTTGTGGGCGGCGCTGCTCGCGGCGGGGGTGCTGGTGTTCGGGGACTACCTTTCGGGACGGAGGGACGGCCGGTGATACTGCGGGATCTGGTGGAGGCGCGCGGCGGTGTGCTGCCGGGGGCGGCGCCGGCGAACGCGCCGGGGTGGCTCGTCGACCTCTTCGGCGGCGGGAGGCGAACGGGCGCGGGCGTGGACGTGTCGGAAGAGTCGGCGCTCACGTTCTCGGCGGTGTACGGCTGCGTTCGGATTCTGGCCGAGTCGGCGGCGAGCTTGCCGCTCAAGGTCTACCGGCGGGCCGGGGCGCGGGGCAAGGCGACGGCGCGCCAGCATTGGGCCTGGTCGCTCTTGCACGACGCGCCGAATCCGGAGATGACCGCGGTCGTGTGGCGCGAGCTCGGCATGGTGCACGTGCTCACGTGGGGCAACGCGTACTCGCGGATCGAATGGGCCGGCAACGGGGCAGCGCGGGCGGTGTGGCCGATCCATCCCTCACGCGTCACGGTGAAGCGCTCGGCCGCCGGGGCGGTGTTCTACGAGGTGCGGCCGGATCCGACGACGGATCCGCCGGGCGGGCACCCGGCGATCCTCGAGCCGGCGGACATGCTGCATGTTCCGGCGCTCGGCTGGAATGGCCTGGTGGGGCTCTCGCCGGTGCGGCTCGCGCGGGAGGCCGTGGGGCTCGGGCAAGCGGCCGAGGCGTTCGGCTCGGGCTTCTTCGGCAACGGCGCGCGGCCGGGCGGGGTGCTCTCCGTCAACCAGGCGCTCGACCCAAAGGCGCGGGCGAAGATTGCCGAGGCCTGGGAGGCCGCCCACCAGGGCGTCGAGCGAGCCGGGCGGGTGGCGGTGCTCGGGCTTGGGGCGAGTTTCACGGCGACGACGATCCCGCCCGAAGACGCGCAGTTCCTCGAAACGCGGCGCTTTCAGGTGGGGGAAATCGCGAGGATTTTTCGGGTTCCGCCGCATATGCTGGCCGACCTCGAGCGGGCGACGTTTTCGAACGTGGAGCATCTCGGGCTCGAGTTCGTGATGCATTCGCTCCGGCCGTGGTTGGTGCGGTGGGAACAAGAGCTCAACCGTAAGCTGTTCGGCACGGCGGGGACGGCGGGGCTCTACTGCGAGCACGCGGTCGACGGGCTGCTGCG